TTTTCTAAATCTGCTACTTCTCTACTTAGTTCTTCTATTCCGTCGAATTCTCTCTTAGTGGCTGCGTTAGCTCTTGGTTCGATCATTCCTGGTCTAGAACGTGCAAGTTTTGTAAAGTTATGATTTTTAAAGATTTCCATTGCTTCTCTTGCTCTAGCATCTGCTTCGTTAAATTGATTTGTAAGAGTTCTAGTTAACTCCATTTGCTTTTGCATACCTTCTTCTAAACTGCGAATAGTTGCTTCGTTCTGTTGAGCAGCAGTTTGGAGAGCAACATTTTGTGCTTGGTATGCTTCGAGTTGCATAGTCTGTCTTTGTATTTGATCTTCTAAACGGTCTACAATCCATGTGTGTGCAGCCCAGCCAGCGCCAGCTAAGATTAAAACTATAGGTAGAGCTTTAAGCATTCCAAACATTATACGTTTTCCAATCTAACCATTAGTCGTTCTGCACGATTAGTTACTTGCTTGTGCCAGCGACTGTCTCTGCCTTCTACTGCGGCTCTTTTCCAATCACAGTCTTCTAGTGCTTTGCGGAAATTTTTAAAACCGCCTAAACGTGTACGGCCCATGTTGAACATCATGTTTACAAGTACTTCCTGTACTTCTCCTGGCCATTCATTAAACTGATCTCCGTATAGAGCAACACACTCACCAATTGCGGTGTCAAGGTCACGTTCAAAGACTTCTGCCACTCGCTGTTCAGATACGGAAGTTCCAACTGGTTCGCCATGTTCTGGATCCCCTTCTGTGACCAAATGTCCAACTCCGAATGTTGGGTATCCCAAATGATCGAGGTAGATTTCATTTACTACTCCTTCGTCAATCTTCAATTGTTCGAATACTGCTTGTCTGTTCATTGTACTTCCTTTCTTAAAAAAATTAAACATTTTTTCGGGTGACAACTAGTGCTTTGTTTTTGTTTTCAAGCATAAACTTGTTGCCAAATTTTGTTATGTTGTAGTCACCTATATACTTTGATAAAAATATTATTTCAGCAAAGTCATTAACATTAATGCTTTCTTCAAGTTTTTCTAGCATTTCTGTTTTATCTCCGAAATCAACCACGTCAAATTTTAAAGGTTCTGCCCATTTTTTATTTATAGTAAGCTCGTCTTCTATTAAGTCTATATTTTCAACATAACTTTTGTTAAAAAAGTTTTTAAAATTGTCTAGGTTAGATTCATTGACTTTTATACCATAATCATCTGGACTTGCTGGTATCATGCTTTCTAGTGTTGCTTCGTCAGCATCTAGTGATTTAAAACCTTTGTAATATCTAAATTTTAAATTATCTAATCCAGATAATTTTTTCACTCCGTCTGCAATTTCGTATATTTCTTTTGCTATTCCTTTTTTTCTTTCTAGTTCTACAAATACTTTATAAGTTCCGTCACTCTGCTCGCCAGGTGTTACATCAGCATCAAGTACAAAATCAAATCCTTTTTCTATAAAGTTCATTAAGTCTTCAGCAGGGGCTTTGTCCTTTGTTGAAAAACTTAGTGTAACTATGTCCTTGTCTTCGCCCATCTTAGAAGCGTAAGAATCAATTTCGAATATTTTGTATACTAGATCTTTTAAATCCCCAGTTCTTAACCCCATTACAATTCTCCTGTAGGTTCTTGGGCTGTTTGTTCTGCTGGTTGTACTTCTTGTTGTGCTGGTTGTGTTGGAACTGCTGGTTCTTGTATTAAGCCAATCTGCTCTGCATAGCCGCCATAGATATCTGTAATTAATTTTTTAGGCATCTTAACTTCGACAATCCAAATAGGTTCTCGATCTAACTTGCCCTTCTTTGTACCAGGACGAATGTCTCCAGGCTCTCGTATCTTACGTGGTTTAATAATATGATCTTTTGCATAGGTAACTTTGCAATCATAGTCAAGTAGCCTTTTACCTCCTGTTGGATCAGGCATTTGATTTCTGGGCCACATGAACGAACACGTTACCCAATGTCGATCAATATCAGGACCTTGTACTAGTTCACCTTCTTCCCAATTTTCATAGACATAAATGTCCAATTCGTCGAGAACTCTTTCAAAATCTTTTAAGATTTGAAAAGCAGTATTACTTTCGTAAATACCTTCTACGTTTTTAACAAGGTCGTATACATCATACATATGGTTATTCCTACAAACTATATAGTTATTTATCCATCCTCTATGGTTATAATAGTATTTTTTAATGAGACAAACGGGTATAAGTATTTTTGTAGAAGATGTAATTCTACATAACCTTTTATATCCAAAACAAGGAGGACTTAATGGGTGCAAAAAGAAAGTCTCGTCAGAGACATAATAATTACAGCAATGTAATATCAATAGACACATTTCAAAAAAAACATCAAGTAACAATCCTACCTAGAAACAAAAATCAAGAAAACTACGTGTTAAAACTGCTCGATCCAGCGAAAGACATAGTCTTCGGTATAGGTCCAGCGGGAACAGGCAAGACCCTTTTGGCTGTGCAAGTAGCTGTTAAATTGTTTAAGGAAGGCGATATAGACAAAATAATTGTTACACGACCAGCAGTAAGTGTAGATGAAGATCTTGGATTTTTGCCAGGAACGCTAGAACAAAAAATGGCGCCTTGGACAAGACCAATATTCGACGTTTTGCGTGAATACTTCGATGCACGACAAATAGAAGGCATGATAGAAGAAGGCATAATAGAGATAGCACCTCTAGCATACATGAGAGGCCGAACATTCAAGAATGCTTTTATACTAGCAGACGAGATGCAAAACGCAACTCCGAATCAAATGAAAATGTTACTAACACGTTTAGGTGAAGGCTCACAAATGGTTGTAACAGGCGATCTTGCGCAAGCAGATAGGCTTAAAGACAATGGTTTAATAAATTTTATTGAACTGTTAAACAAAAACAAATCAGATTATTTGGACGTAGTCCAATTTGAAAATAAAGATATAGAGAGACATAAAGCAGTAAAGGCTGTCTTAGAAGTCTACGGAGAAGAGTAGACAAAGGGGGCAGTAATGCCCCCTATATAATTGGGACAGGTTGATCTTTAAGGTCAAGAGCATTAGCCATATCTAGCCACAGATCAGTTTGTTTTTTGTGATTAGATTTAGCATACTTGCCTATTGCTCCGCCCCATATGTCATCCATATCGTAAACATATATAGGATTTTTTCCTGTACAGTCATGTAGCAGGAAAGACAGTTTCTTTTCTTGATATAATTTTTTTACGAATAAACTACAGAGCATATCTTCAGCAGCCAGTAACTCTTCATTAAAAGACACTAAATTTGCTGCTTCTTTGCTAAAAACAACAAGTCTGTGAAAATTATTTCTGCTTTGCACATCTAATGGAAAATGTTTTTTAAAAAAATCAAACACTGGCAAAATGCTTTCACTTTCCATTATTTCACGTGTATCATTTTCAATAGTATATAGATAATCAATTTTTTTATTAAATTTGCCAAAAGTGTTAATTAAACCCAATACATCAGGACGGTGCTCTTTTATTATTTTTAGTAGTTCGTTTATACCGTTTTTGTAAAAAAAATCGTCACCGTCGATCGCAATCATATAGTCATATGTAGATGCTCTTAAAAATTGTAAAAGAGAGTTTTTACCTTTACCGGGAGTTCCGTTAGAACTTGTAACAATAAATTTACAGCCGTTTCTAAGTGCTATTGTTTGAGATTTTTTAATAAATCGCGGGTCTTTTGTATTACATACGACAAATTTATCTATCTTATTATTGTCTATTGATTTTATTGATCGTTCTAATAGTTTAGGATCTTCAGATGCAAGTATTGCAATCACAATATTGGTCATAGTTTTTTTACACTAATTTTAGATTTTTTTAGAAAACGGATTCCTTGATCGCTTCTATAATCTGTTTTGTAATACACAGCACAAATACCACTTTGATAGATTAATTTAGCACAATCCATACAAGGCGAGTGTGTGCAAAAAAGTGTAGCACCCTCTGCACTTTCAGGACTGCGAGCTACTTTAGCAATAGCATTGGTCTCAGCGTGAAGCACTTCTGGCTTAGTTTTTAAGTCTTTTTCAAGACTACCCAAGTCGCCCATTACTTCATACTCACAGGTATTGTCCCAACCACTTGGCATACCGTTGTAGCCAATTGAGATAATTCTATCATCCTTTACAACAATAGCACCTACTTGTAAACGCTCTGCTGTGCTGAGGTTAGCAAAAGTTTCTGCTACCTTCATATATGCATCTATAAACTTTTGTTTCATTCTTTATACAACTCTTATATTATATTATAAGGATTACCGGTAAATTCGTGTCCTTTGGCTTTATAACCTTTATCCATCGTTAACAAATAAATTGTGTATTCTTTTTCGGTAAAAATAGTGTCCCAAGTTAATTTTGTAAGCGGAGCTCTAGGAGCATCGTCGAATAACTTCTGCACTAACACATATTTTTTAAACCAAATTAATTTTTTACTTTTACTCCTTACCGGAAGCCATGCAAATTTTTCTATGTGTTTTTCATTTGGAGATCCGATATATGCACTAACAGGTTTCATAAATGTGTTATCCACTCTTTTACAGAATCGTAAGGATAAGTGGTTGTATCTATAACAATTTCTCTAATAAAAAAGTTTGGCAAATTATCTATTGCAAACTTAATAGTTTTAGCAACATCTTCAGGATTTATCGACGAACTGATCGGCATATAGCTGATCATGTCAGTGTTTGTTAGGCCAGGAATTACATTAATTATTTTAGGCTGAAATACTGCACTGCGAATTTTATTTTCAATAAAATCATTTTGTTCTATCTTATCAGCCTTATAGTCTTGTGCAAAATCTACTGGAGAGTCGTAGTAACACCACATACTGCTCATATTAATTATGGCTTTATCTGTTCCCTCCCATTGTTTTACAACGGCTTTTAACATTTCGGTTTGATGAGGTCTAGAATAGGCATTGTTAATAAAAATATCGCAATCGTTTATTTTTTTTAGAATTTTTTTAAAACTATGCGGATTAGAAATATTATATCCATTACTGCGACTAAAGCCAATAACTTCGTGTTCATTCTCTAGTGCTGTAGCCAGAGCTTTTCCTATACCTCTAGAGTGACCTGTGATTGCTATTTTCACACTAGGTCCTCCGCTAACGGAAATATTTTTGCTATTACTTCCGCACACGCCTTTGCAATTTGTATATGCTCTTTTTGCGTACCATTAGCACCGCGAAGTTCGATATAATGAATCCACGATCTTATTGTACCGTTCATGTATAGTCTGCTTACAGTATTTCCTTCCGGCAGTACTGCTCTAGCCTGTTCTTTTGCAATGCCGTTATTTACAGCCCAAGTGTATGCATCACGAGCGGCTCGTATTACGTCTTTTTGTTTTTCATTCCATTGTATAAAAAGTCTTTCTTCGGGGGTACTGACAGAAGCCTCGCCACCTTTGCCAATGTCCTCTATATTGAGTGATATACTATTTTGTCTATTTTTAGGATCTTGAAGTCTTGCTTCTCTTAGAGTAAATTCAAGATCTTTAGTAGGATCTGCATAACGTTGACTAAACTCTTGAAAACTAAAACTTCTATGACGTAAAATTTGTCGAGCAATATCTCTAGTAGTTTCAATTTCTAGGCAAGCACTTACCATTTCAAAGGGTGACCAATGGGCGTGTTTTGCCAAATAGTTTAACAGTTTAGTAGATGTTTCCGTGTTAAACTGATTGCTCGGATTGCTAACTCTTGCACAATATGCAATGAGGTCCTGTACATCCTCTAATCCTTCATTTAAAAAGTCGTCTGAAGGCTGTGAGTAACTCACAAGTTTAATTTTCACCTGTTTCTCCTTGTTATTGAACCCGCAGGCTTACGGGTATGTAGTCGCCAACACGTGGCTGATATTGTCTAGTGACAACAAACTGCGAACCTTCCATTTCTACAGTAACTCTATAGTTTGAAATTTCTTGAACAGTATAAGGCTCTTGTCGTTCTATATCTTCGAACTCGCATTGTGCACGTTTGCTATCAGCAATATCATTGCCTATTTTATTTCCGATAAGTCCGCCAATAATTTTTGCCGCATCGTTTCCACGGCCGCCGCCGATCTTATCACCGATAGCAACTCCGGCAGCAGTACCAATAAGTCCTTCGGTGCTTCCGAAACCTCCGTCAACTACTCGCTCCAGTAAACCATTAGAACGATTTTCTCGATAGCAAACTTTGCGTGTTTCAACAACGGTTTGATACCTTGTGACATTTTTATAAACAGGGTCAACATTAACAACTTTTAAACTTACACCCTGAGCATGCACTAATGATGTTATAGAAAGTGCCGTTACAAATAAAATAAAATTTTTCATAATATACTCCTTGTAGTACAATTATATGTCATCTGCTTCTTTAACAAAAACACCGTCAACCATTTTTCCTTTACGGTCTTTAATATCATTATATGCTACTTTTAGGCATTCTGTCAATGAAATTTGGTTTCTTTCTGCAATATTGATTAAAACAACCATCATATCTCCGATATCGTCTTTGATATCTTTTCCTTTGCAGATATTATCGCTTAATTCTCCTGCTTCTTGAATAAGTTTAGCAAATTGAGTTTTGTCATCAGCACCGTCTATAAGGTTACGATCATAATGCCATTGTTTGACCGCATGACTAAGTTCGATTAATTCTTGTGTTTCTGTTTTCATTATCCTGTCCTTGTAATGATGTGTACACCATATGGTGATTCTATTGGCTCGTCTAATAGTTCTCCTATTGGACATGCTAAAGTTGAGTAATAAAGTTCTGGTGTTACTCCGTCATTTAAATCAAACCACCCCAAGTCTCCGTCGGCTATATAACTATGAGGACATGCACTGTGTTCTTTTACAGCAGTTCCCCAACTATAGCCACCCGACTTCAATGATTGTATAATCTGTTTTGCCTCCCACACTGCAAAGACTAAATCTCGAGAATGTGTAGATTCAAATGCACCATCCCAACTTAACAATATATGGCTGCATCTAACTTTCTGCATGTTTTTTTAATCTCCCTTTCCGGGATTAGGCGAAAAATGATTTTCATACTTATTTTCTACATAAGCCCATTCTTCAGAATCGTTAGGAACTTCCTCTGGTTCGAAATCAGTCTTGTTCGGCCATTTTGTACTGTAGATCAAATTAACATCATACCATTTCTCTCTTTCTTCCGGAGAAAGCCTTGATTCTGGAACAATTGCTTCAACTGGGCACTCTGGCTCACATACTCCGCAATCGATACAAACGTCTGGATCAATAACGAGCATGTTTTCTCCTTCGAAAAAACAGTCTACTGGACAGACTTTAACACAATCCATGTGTTTGCATTTTATGCAATTATCTGTTACTAGATATGTCACTATAGTCTTGCCAATCTAATTAGTGTTGCCGCTAGGTTAATTTCTGGATCTGCAACTAGTGTATGATCTACTAACCCTTGTTTAATAATTAGCACTGCTTGATCCTGTTGTTCTTCATTTCCGAACAATTCGATGTTGTCGTACAGCCAGCGATATACTTCTTCCATTTCTTCTGGACGAATTGCACCACATAATAGTTTACGTGCTTCTTGAATCTTGCCTGCTTTAAACAGTTCAACCATATCCAGTTTCCAGTCACTTTCGCCTGTGTCACCTTCGTTAGGTTTTAATAAACTGCTGTCTTGCACATTCATCTGCACCATATTGATACATTTACGCAGATCCGGATAAGTTGCTTTTACGTATGTGTCAAGTGTATCTAGATCAGGAGTAACACCTTCAGTGATAAGAATTTCAGCAACACGAGCAGTAAACTCTGTTTGATCGATCTTAGCAAT